TTATTGTTGGTACTTATCAAATGGTAAATCTTTATATAGTCAAGTAATATTAGATTCACTTACTAAAGGATTAGGATATTTTCTTGTAGATATAGATAGAGATGCTGATAGAGGAATGGGAGAAGTTTGTTTTAAAAGACTTGACCCTTATGATGTATTTGTAGACCCTGCTAGTAGAGACTTTTTATTTAGAGATGCTAATTTTATTCAAATAAGAAAGAATATTGCTAGAGCAAGACTTATCAATATGTTACCACAATTTGAAGCAAAGATTAAAAAAGTAACAAAAGGAAGTGACGTAGTATCATATTCACAAAGAGATATTGATTTTACAGATAGTATACAATCAGAAGATTTGACATATGGTGTCAATATGAATGCTGAAGACGATGACATTGTGCCATACTATGAAACATATAGTAAGAAAAAATTTAAATACAGAAATGTATATATTAAAATAGAACCTTCTGAATCTCAACTTGTTATGTTAAAAGAGCAAGTACAAGAACAATTAGAATCTTTTAGACAAGAAATAGAAGTAGGTTTAATTGAAAAGCAAATGCAAATCGAACAACAAGCTCAAGAAGGTGAGATAATTCCAGAACGAGCAAGATTAATGATTGACAATTCTCAAAAGATGGCTGCTCAAGCAATACGAGAAAAAGAAATGGAATTAATATCTCAAGCTAGAGATGAAGCTACTATTATTAAAGAACAAGTAATGAGTGAAGCATCATATAAAAAGTTTGAAGCAGATAAAAACTTTTCTAAAAATATTGTTGATTCTGTAGAGTTTTATGAAAATAGAATTGTAAAGACTGTAAGTGTAGGAGACGATACATTCTTATATGAAACAATTATTCCTATAAATGAATATCCTATTGTACCAATTTCTTATATGTACACAGGAACTCCATATCCAATGAGTGCAGTAACTCCACTTATAGGTAAACAACAAGAAATAAATAAAGCACATCAAATAATGCTTCACAATGCAAACTTATCTTCTAATCTTAGATGGATGTATGAAGAAGGTTCGGTCCCTGAAGATGAATGGGAAAAGTATTCATCAGCGCCTGGAGCATTGTTAAAATACAGAAGTGGATTCTCTCCACCTACTCCAATACAACCAGCTCCAATTAATAATGCATTCTTTACTGTTGTGCAACAAGGTAAATCAGATGCAGAATATATTAGTGGTGTACCTAGTGCAATGATGGGATTTTCTCAAGACCAAGCAGAAACATATCGAGGATTACTTGCAAACGATGAGTTTGGTACTCGTAGATTAAAAGCATGGATGAATAGTATAGTAGAACCGTCACTTGAACATTTAGGTAGAGTATTTAAAATGATGGCTCAAAAACATTATACAATTGAAAAAGTATTTAGAATCGTACAACCTACAGCAGGTAACGATGAGGAAAAAGAAGTAAGAATAAATGTAAATCTATATAATGATTATGGTAAAGCTATTGGTAAATATAAAGATTATGCATCTGCAAGATTTGATATAAGAATAATTGCAGGCGCAACATTACCACTAAATAGATGGGCATTATTAGAAGAGTATTTCAGATGGTATCAATCTGGATTGATTGATGATATTGCAATGTTAGCTGAAACAGACATTAGAAACAAAGATAAAATTGTTGAAAGAAAGTCTCAATTATCTCAAATGCAAAGTCAATTACAATCAATGCAAGAATCTACAAAAGATAAAGATGGGACTATTGAAACCTTGCAACGTCAATTAGTACAAGCAGGTATTAAGATGAAAGTAGGAGATGCTAAAAACGAAATACGAAAAGATGTTCTTGAAACTGAATCACAACAAAAACTTCTAAGAGGAATGTTAAAAGTTGAGTTTCAGAAAATGAGAGACGAAATGAAAAACGACATGGAATCTAGTAAGCAAGACGTTGCTCAAAACGAGCAATCTTAATTATTGCATTTTAGATTTTATAGTTGCTAAATTAAAACAACCTAAAAATAGGAGATAGTATGTCAGAACAAGTAGGTAACGCTCAAGTAGCCCCCGAAAGTACAAACGTACAAGATGCAGTTATGAATACCTCAAGTGATTTTTTTGAATCACTAGATAGAGAAGTTAATGGCGGCATATTAGACGAACAACAACAACCAACCTCGGTACAAAGCGGTAACACGCAGTCGAGCCCCAATGTAGAAGTTCAAATGCAAGATGACAGTGAAGTCTTGCAAAAACGATATAGCGATTCAAGTAGAGAGGCTAAAAGACTCAATGGAAAACTAAAAGAAATTGAACCTTATATGCCTATTCTAGACGCTATGCGTGAAGACCCTAATTTAATTTCTCATGTGAGGAATTATTTTGAGGGCGGAGGTCAGGCCCCACAATCAATGAATCAACAATTAAATCTTGATGAAGATTTTGTTTTTGACCCTGAAGAGGCATTTCAACAACCTGATTCCGATTCTGCAAAAGTAATGGGTGCTACAATCGATGGTATTGTACAGCGTCGTTTAAATAATACACTACAAACTCAAAAAACTGAAAATGCAAAAATGGCTAAAGAAACTCAATTCAAACAAAAGATGAATATGTCTGATGAAGAATGGAGTACATTTACTGATTTTGCTAAAAGTAAGTCTTTAGAGCTTGAAGATATATATTACTTAATGAATCGTAAGAATAGAGATAGTGAAATTGCTGATTCAACGAGACAAGAAATTCATAATAAGATGAGAGAAGTACAATCTCAACCTAGCACACTTGCAACACAAGGTAGTGTTTCCGTTGAGAGAAGTGCAGATGATAATGTTTTTGATTCAATTTTGGGTACTGATAGCGAACTAGAAAAGGCTTTCAGTATATAAAATTATATTGTTAGCCATTAACTCAAACTAAAGAGGTACTAAAATGGCTGATGTATTCGGCATGGAAACATACGGAAGTTCTCCTGATGCAGGGCATAGTGGAAGCGCTATACCTGACACAGGTGACCTTAGACGTAGGTACAATTTTGGAGATAGAGTTTCTGAACTTTCAATAGCTCAAGACCCTTTTTTCAGATTTGTATCGCAAGTAGCAAAAAAACCAACAGATGACCCTCAGTTCAAATTTACTGAACAAAGAGGTTCATATCACAAACGATACGCTTATGTATCAAACCATGGAACTAGCGCTCCATCTGCTTTAGCAGGAACAGATGCAACTGTTACTCAAAGTAATGTAGACGCTGGAGATGTATATTATTTCTGTATGATTGGTGATTATAAATCAGCAGGTAATATTCAAACTATCCATGGTCAATCAGCAACTGATGTATTACCAGGTTCTTCTGGTTCTCAACCTCAGTTCTTTCTTCCAAATTCTGTAATAAAAGTTCCTTATATTATCGCTGGTTCTGATAATTTTAATGGTGATGAAGTATTTGGAGATTGGACAGACGCATCTGGAGATGCAACTACTCCAGACGATTATCTTTTAGCTAAGATATTATCTGTAGATTTATCATCCGTAACAGATGCTGTTGTATTAAAAACAGAAATAGTAAGTAAAGGAAGCATGGGAACTACAAATGCTGAATTAACATCTTACGTTACTTTTGAAAATGCAATAGATGATGTAGATATTTCAGGTAAATCAATTTCTGATTATCTTGAAAAGAAAAGAAGCTATGTTGTCGGTTCTGCTCATTCACAAGGTTCGGGTTACCCTGAGTCTTGGAAAGACCAACCTTACTCAAGCGCTGTTGGATTAACTCAAATCTTTAAAACTGCAATGGCAATGGATAATACTACAAGAGCAACTGTTCTTAAGTATGAACCAAATGAATTTGCAAGAATTTGGAGAACAAAGTTAATTGAACATAAGTATGATATTGAACAAGCGTTATTGTTTGGTTCTCAAGTAGTTGATTCTTCTGGAGCTCAATATACTGAAGGCGCTCTTAGTTTTATTACTAGTTATGGTAATATCTTTGATGGCTCTGGTATTGGCGGAACTGGTTCAAAGTCTCAAGATGACTTTCTTGATGATATGTCTCAATTCTTAGACCCAAGATACAACAATGCAAGTGCAACTCTATTTATGTGTTCTACTGAAACATACAATTGGATGCATAAACTAAGTGGATACTTTTCAGCTAATGTTTCAAAAGTTGCTGATGGAAGTACAAATCTTGGTCGTGCAGACTTTAGTATTGCAGGGAAAAAGCAAGTATATGGCTTAGACGTTACTCAAGTAATGACTCCTTATGGTTCAATGAATCTTGTTCGCAATATTCACTTAGACGGAACTGGAGTTAAAATACTTGGTATCAATATGGGGCAATGTAATTACAGACCTTTAGTCGGTAATGGATTGAATCGTGATACAGCAGTATACGTTGGAGTTCAGACTCTTGAAAATAGTGGTGTTGACCGCAGAGTTGATTTAATTCAAACAGAAGCTGGTATGGAATGGCGTATGCCTGAAGCCCATGCTGTCTGGAAATAGGAGGTAAATCATGGCAAATCCATTATACGGACAAAATAAACTAGATAACTCAATAGGGGAAAAATTGTTTTCTGAAGCAGGAACGCTTCGTGAACATGAAAACTCTACTGACGCTGCTGATTTATTTTCTTACCAAATAGAAGCTAATAAATTAGAAATAGGTGATATTGTTAGAATTAAAGTTTTCTGTACAGTTGTTGATAGCAATAGTACAGATACTTTAACACCTATTCTTAATTTTGCAGGCTCAGCTATAGCAACTGGAGCAGCACTTAATGTTGATGATGATGATATAGTTTACGCTTGGGCTGATGTTCATGTAACAAGTGCAACTACTATGACAGCTGTTTCTGAAATAAGAACAGATGCTTTAGGAGCTACTCATGTTATTGGAGCAACTAACTTATCTTCAAAAGATATTACAGCTGCAATTCCTGTAGCTCTTAATGTTGATTGGAGTGTAGCTCACGCTGATAACGAAGTAAGAATAGATGCAGTTAGTATAGAACTAGTTTAATCTAAACAATATGTGGGGGATTTCGGTCCCCCATGTATAGGAAATAAAATATGGCAACAACAAGAATAGCAGTTGAAATAGCAAATATAACAGGAGAAAGCGCTGATGCAGACTTCATTGTATCTGCACAAAAATTTGTAGTAGCAAATGTTCCTAATAATTTAATGAGATGGGCATCTAGTCAATCTGGCGTTATGACAAGTAATGGAGATGCAGATGCAACATTAAATGTAGATACTATTACAAGTGTTAAAAGAAATGGTTATGCTTGTAAAGAAATATCTTTAGATGATTTAGCTTGGGCAGCTGATTCTGGTAGTTTAAAAAAAGCAACATTAACACATCCTGTTTATGCTATTTCTGATGGAAAAATTCAAATACAACCAGAACCAGCATCAGGTCAAGAAGGTTACTATTATTTTATAGATTATTTAAAAGTCGATGATGACTCTGATTTAAGAAATATAGTTATTAATTATGCTTGTTTTAAAGAGTTTGCAAAATTAATGATGGTAGATGCTAGACAGGGAGATTTTAGTGATTCTTCTACTACTATGGGAACAGAACATTGGATACGAACAGAAGAAGATAGTGAAATGTTAATGGCAAGGATTCAAACAATACAGGCTCAATTAGGAGAGCGTACACATTTTGGTCAAATGTCTCAACAACATTATAATTTAGCATTAGCAGAAATAAAATCTTATATAGAAAATAATCCTAAAACATTAGCAACTGCGATGGCAATGCAAGGAGCAAAATAATGACAGTCTTAGAATTAATGGAAAGAGTAGGTACTAAAAATGAAACACTTACTATTGCATACATAAAAGATGCTATCCACTTAATGCAAAGTAATACAAAAGAAAAAATTAAAATAAGTAAACAAGATGTTTTAAATGCATCCGATGGTGATGATAATGTTTATAGATTACCTGCTGATTTAATTGCAATAGAAAATATAAGCATATTAGATACTAGTGATAGTAGATATAAAAGAATTAAAAGAATATCTAGTCAACCTCATTACTTACTTGAGGATACATCACCATGAGTAGTTACGTAGATAAAGAATTTTTTTATTACTTAAGAGGTAGAGAACTTTTACTTTATAAATTATTAGGAAGTAGAAATAGAACTAGAATAACACAAACTGGTATATTACAATCTTATTATAATGAATTAATGTATCCAGATGAAAATATTGAAAATGGATTAAGAATAGAATATACTGCATTAAATGAACCATTTGTTGCAGAAGCATTTGAAGATACTTCATCTAAAGTTTCTGGGATTACAATAGCATTTGTAATTGGTGGCGCTGGACAACCTGAAACAATTACAGATAGTGCAAGTGGATTTAATTTTGAAGATGGAGATAAAATAAGAGTGCAAGGTTCTGCTAGTAATGATGGTGATTATACATTAAATGGTACTGCTAATACTGGAACATTAACTGTTGATACTGGAACATTTACAGCAGAAACAGCAGGTCAAAGAATTACAATTACACAAATACCAAAAGAAGTAGCATCTGCTAGTGTTGATAGTACATCTAGTATTAATCTTAATAAAATGTTATGTCTAGCAGTAGTGGATTACGTAAAAGCAATGATTCACGAAGAAAGAGGAGAAATTGATAAAAAAGAATACTACATAAAAGAATTTTATAGTAAATTAGCAGACAATGAAAGCAACAAGAGAATAATATCTTCTGCTTTCCCAGTCTCGCCTTTTGCTGTGAGATAGTAACCAATATGACCATGAGAATTGTCAAGCTCGGTAAGTCATAAAACAGGAGAAACAAGATGGCAAATATAAGAAAATACTCAGTAAGTGAATCAAATAATGTAGCATTAGGTCAAGCAGGATGTCTGTTTGAAGATGGAGTAAATGCAATAACAGGTAAAAATATAATAGCTATCCAATTTTTAGAAGATGCTACTTTTGATGCTTTATTACCTGATAATGGTTCTTACATAGGAACAACTGGTGGTAATGGAGACGCAGTAGATTCGTCAAATACATTTCCACAAGGCTTAACAATTTTTGGTAGATGGACTGGGTTTACATTAGCAAGTGGTTCAGTTATAGCATATTTAGGGTAAGTCTATGCTCGGCTTAGGCAACCTACTAACAAAAAGTGGGGTAATAAAAAAATTCCCTAACGA